GTGGACAATATGCTTCCCTTGTTGGCGGCGGCCCCAGAACTTATGCAAGTGGCTGGAGACTTGGTGTTTAGGAACATGGATTGGCCTGGCGCAGACATTATTGCTGACCGCCTTGCCGCATCTAATCCAATGGCACAGATTGACGATAAATCTAAAGTGCCTCCGCAAGTGCAAATGCAATTGGCGATGTCGCAGAAACAGATTCAGGAACTTACGCAAGCGCTTCAGGCTAAAGACTTGTTGCTCAAGAACCGCATGGACGTTGAGCAATTGCGTCAAGATTCTGAAACTAAGCGCACCCTGATGAAAGAAACAGGCAGGGCAAATGAAGTTGAGGTGCGTGAGCAAAGTGATCGTGCTGAAATGCAAATGCGTATGGATGGCCAGGCACACGACACGGTTATCAAAACTCAGACGCAACTTGAGATTGAGCGCATGAAGCAACAAATTGCTCTTGTGTTGGCTCAAATGGATAAAGGCGCATTAAATGATGCAAATGCCGAAGCAACAGAACGTGCTATTTGAAATTTAAATAAAATTGTGGTAGATTAACTAAACCTTACCCGTGAGGCACATGGGGTTAAATCGTTGGGAAACGTATGTCCGATAAAGAAGCGGGTCAAGTATTGACTAGCGAGAATGCAGCAGAATTTTATGCAAACAGATTAGGTTTAGCTGAATCTCCAGCGGAGACTGAGGCGGTTGAAGAAGCCGAGCCAGTAGCCGAGGTTGAACAGAGTGAACCGAAAGAGGCAGAAAAGGAAGCAAACCAAGAGGGTGAGCGAAAGCAAAATCCTAAACTTGAAAAGCGGTTCTCAGAGATAACCAAGCAACGCGAAGAAGCTAGGCAAGAAGCCCAGCGGGAGCGCCAAGCTAGGGTAGAACTGGAACAGCGTTTGGCGGCACTGGAACAAAATAAACAGCCTCAACAGGCGTTTAATATTGATCAAGAGCCACAACCAAGCCAGTTTAGCGATGCGTTTGAGTATGCGAAGGCTCTAGCTGAGTTTTCAACAGAAAAAGCGTTAGCTGAACGTGATAGGCAAGTAGCACAGCAAAGAGAACAGGAAGCGCAACAAAAGATTATTCAATCTTGGGCGCAGAAAGTTCAGGAAGCTAAAGCGGAATTGCCCGATTTTGATGATTTGGTCGCATCGAGCGATGTTGTTGTAAATAACGCAGTTCGTGATGCAATTCTGGAGAGTGATGTAGGCCCCAAAATCCTGTATCACCTAGCTGAAAACAATGACCTAGCCAAAAAAATCGCCAGCTTGAGTCCAAATGCGGCGCTTAGAGAGATAGGAAAACTGGAAGCTAAGTTTGAGGTGACTCCTGAAACTAAGCAGACAGCCCCTGTTGTAAGAAGTAAAGCACCAACACCGATTCAACCGATTCGTGGTGGGCAAGGCAAGGCTGATGTACCGATTTCCGCTGATGGCGAATTTCATGGTAGTTATCAGGCTTGGAAGGCCGCACGCAAGTCGGGGAAAATTCGGTAAACCTAATCTTTTTGGAGAAATTTAAATGGCAAACAATCTTTTGACGATCAGCAAGATCACCAACGAAGCGTTGATGGTCTTGGAAAACGAATTGACTTTCACATCGGAAGTCGACCGCAACTATGACGACCAATTTGCTGTCGTAGGTGCAAAAATCGGTAACACCGTTAACGTCCGCAAACCTGGTCGTTTTATTGGTACTACTGGCCCCGCATTGAATGTTGAGGATTTCAACGAGACTTCTGTCCCCGTTACTCTCAGCACTCAATTTCACGTTGACACACAGTTCACAACACAAGACTTGGCTTTGTCCTTGGATATGTTCTCTGACCGCGTGTTGAAGCCCGCTATTGCAGCTATTGCCAACAAGATTGACCGTGATGGTATGTCTATGGCTACCCTGCAAACTGCCAACATCGTTGGTACTGCTGGTACACCTCCAACTGGTCTGATTACTTATCTGACTGCTGGTGCTTACCTTGACTCTGAAGGCGCACCCCGTGATGGCCGCCGTTCTTGCATCGTTGAACCCTTTACATCTGCCACCATTGTGGACAGCTTGAAGGGCTTGTTTGTGCCACAAGAGGCTATTGGTGATCAATACCGTAAAGGTTTGATGGGCCGTGACTCTGCTGGTATGAACTGGAAGATGGATCAGAACGTTGTTAGCCAAACCTTTGGTTCTTTTGCTGGTACTGCTGTTTGCAACACAACAACAGCCGCTGGTTTCTTGACTTCTGGTTGGGCTTCTTCTAGCACCATCACTTTGACAGCTACTAACACCGTTTCTCTGAATGCTGGTGACACATTCCAGATTGCTGGTGTTTTCGCTGTTAACCCACAAAACCGCCAAGCCTACGGCACTAACAAGCTGCGCAACTTTGTTGTGAAGTCTGCTGTTAGCGCTACAAACGGCACAATGCAAGTTGTGGTTAGCCCTGCTGTGATTACCGCTGGTCAATTCCAGAACGTGTCAATCCCAACAACTAGCTCGACTGCTGCTGTGAGCTTCTTTAACTCCTCTGGTACTGTTTCGCCCCAAAACATCATCATGCACCGCAATGCTTTCACTTTGGCAGTAGCCGATTTGGAATTGCCAGAAGGTGTGCATTTTGCTGGTCGTGCAAGCGATAAGGAAATTGGTTTGTCAATGCGTGTTGTGCGTCAGTACACCATCAACAACGACTCCATTCCTACCCGTTTGGACGTTCTGTATGGCTGGGCGCCTCTGTACCCTGAACTCGCTTGCCGAGTTGCCGCCTAAAGGTCTAGGGGGGCTAATCACCCCCCGTTATTAACTCAATTAAAGGAAATTATCATGGCGAATCCAGGCCCAGCATCAACAGTCACCCAAGAATCATTTGCACCAATGACCAACGTGGTCAAAGGCGGCGTGTTTTCTTTGACTCTCACTCCCGTAGGCGTTGCAACAATCACTACTGCAGCTCAAAACTTTGCCAACACTGGCATTGGCTTGGTTGTTGGTGATTTTGTTTCGGTGGCTTTCAATGGCGCTCAAACCGCTGGCGTTGGTATTCTTGACGCTTATGTTTCTGCCGCTGACCAATTGACCATCCGCTTTGTTAACCCAACTGCTGCAAGCGTTACGCCTGCTGCTGGAACATACCTTGTGTCTGTTCAGCGTCCAAGTACCTCAACAGGGTACGGTCAAACTTCTCCATTACTGTCTTGGTAATTGAGTAGAGTTTAAAAAAAGGCCACTCTCAAAAGGGGTGGCTTTTTCTTTATTTAGCGTTACAATTTAACCATTCTTGCAAAGGAATCATCATGTCTAAAACGACACTTACCCGTGGCAACGTCTTGGCGCACACAATTGTGCAGGTTACATTTCCAAGCACCACATTTTCGACGACAACGACAGAAGTCAACATTTCTGTTCCTGGTGTCAAGTCCACAGACAAAATTCAAGCGCAAATTGATGCCAACATGACTGTTGGTGTTGGTATTGGTAATGTGTACACAACCACAGACAACCAAGTTACTATTCGCTTGCTTAACCTGACAGGCGCATCTGTGACGCAAGCCGCAGCACCTTGCTTGATCAGCGTGAAGTCTTGCGAAGACCAACCTATCCCTGCGAACGTTGTCTAATCATGGCTAATACATCAGTCATCCGCACCGCTGGAGTAACTACCGCCATTTCGGTGACAGCTACTTCTACAGCCGCAATTCTGATTGATGACAACACAAACGATCAAGTTAACTATTGCTCATTTCTCAATACTGGTTCTACCAGCGTTGCAGTAAGTGTTGGCGATGCTAACGTGGCTGCGGCTGTGTTGCCAGTAAGCGGTTCTGCTACAGGGAACTTTGTGTTGCCGCCTTTGATGACGCTTCCGATCATCTTGGCTGTACCTACAACGCCCTTTTACGTCCGAATGATTGGTTCAGCCGCTGGCCCATCAATTGTTTATGTGACCCCTGCCGCTGATCAATCCTAAGAGGCGCTATGTCTGACCCTGCACAATCCACAGAACAAAACATTTTGCCTGTTCAGGCATTGTTTAATGTAGATAAAACATTTAACACTTTTATTGGGCAGGGTCAGCCATTTTATGCAATTCCAAACCCCGATCAGTCTGGTTTGCGAATTACAAACAGCACCATCAATAGCACAACTATTGGTGCGACAACCCCATCGTCTGCGGCTTTTACGACTGCAACAGTTTCAACAGCCCCTGTAAGTGGTAACGATGTTGTCAACAAGACATATTTAGATTTTTATGCGGCTGGTATTTCTTGGAAACAACCAGTTCGTTGTGGAACTACCGCAAACATTACGTTGTCTGGACTGCAAACCATTGATGGCGTAACTGTTGTCGCGGGTAGCCGAGTGTTGGTTAAAAACCAAACAACCACATCCCAAAACGGGATTTATTTGGCTTCTGCTACGGCATGGTCAAGAGCGCCTGATGCTGACACATGGAATGAATTGATTTCAGCTTTGGTGTTTGTGGAATCGGGAAGCACTTTGGCAGGGTCTGCATGGTATTGCACGATTCAGCCAGGCGGGACAATTGGCACAACCCCAATTACATGGTCAAACTTTTCTGTTGCTGCGACCTATACGGCTGGCACAGGCTTGACCCTTACTGATTACGTTTTTAGTATCACAAACACAGGTGTGGCTGCTGCGGCTTACGGTTCTGCATCTAAAACCCTGACAGCTACTGTTAACGCTCAAGGCCAATTGACCGTTATTGCTGCGCCTGATATTGCGATTGCAAACACACAAGTTTCCGGTTTGGGAACAATGTCAACGCAAAATGCTAACTCAGTAACAATTACGGGTGGCACATTAAACGGCGTGACAATTGGCGGCACTACAGCGGGCGCAATTACTGGCACGACAATCACCGCCAGCACTCAATTTACAGGCCCAGGAACGGGTTTAACGGGCACAGCAAGCAGTTTGTCTATTGGTGGTAGCGCAGGGTCTGCTACAACGGCTACAACCGCTACAAACCTTGCTAGTGGTGCGGCTGGCTCAGTTCCTTATCAAACAGCAAGTGGCACAACAGCAATGTTGGCAACTGGTACGGGTGTTTTGGTGGGTGGTACAACACCATCCTACTCAACTGCCCCAATGCTGACAGGCACAAATTTCTCTAACATTCCAAATGGTGCATTAAGTAACTCAAGCATTACTTTGGGTTCAACAGCGATAAGTTTGGGTGCTACGGCAACTACGGTAACTGCTTTAACATTAGCAAACCCAACGACTTCTAACTATCAAAACTTCACGCCAGTAGCCGCCCCAAGTTACACAGAAGGACGCATTTGGTATGATTCAACGGCAAAGACATTTGCGTATTACAACGATGTAAGTACATCGATTGTTCATGTTGGTCAAGATACGATTATTAAGGTAATCAACAATACAGGTTCATCTATTGCTAATGGATCGCCTGTTTACGTTACTGGTACTTCAAGCGGTCAAACTTATCCAAATATTGCGTTGGCTCAAGCTAATGCGGCTGGAACGTCTGCTGTGCTTGGATTGACGAATGGCGCAATAGCAAATGGCGCTGTGGGCTATGTAACGGCTCAGGGTGGTATTGATAACGTTAATACTGGTTCATTTACTGTTGGACAGATTCTTTATCTCAGCCCATATTCAGCGGGTCAGTTAATGAATACTGTGCCTCCAACTGGTTATGCGGTGCAAGTTGGTACAGTTACATTTGTTGATTCAAGTACAGGTAAGATTTTTGTTAAGCAAGCAACACCTTTAGCTGTTTCTGCATCTACGCTTGTTGGAACGGTAGCAATTGCCAATGGCGGTACAAATGGAACTTCCACACCTGTTGCTGGTGCTGTGCCTTATGGAACTGGTACGGCTTACGCATTTACTGCTGCGGGTACGTCAGGGCAAGTTTTACAATCTAATGGTGCATCAGCCCCAACTTGGGTAAATCCAGCGGCTTATGCGACTGTGACTGATGACACAACAACGAATGCAACACGTTACCCATTGTTTG